AGAGGGGTAACATCGGCCCCACGTAGGACCATCCGCTTCGCAAACTCAAAGGACCCCCGTACCCCTGGCAGCGATTTAGCTAGGCTAAGCGTAACACCTAACTTCCGACACATATACTCGTATCGTCTGGCGACTTTACCGTCCCCTATGACGATATCATCACCCAAAATACCATAACCCTCAAACCAGCCCTTATGGCCCTCCAAAAACGCACAATATTGAATGAGTGCGTGATGGGAGATAGAAAACGCCGCCCACGAAGAATAGGCCCCCATAGGCTGTCCGACAGCATATCGAACCTTTGACACCGGATTGTTTTCAGAGAAGTACGACGCGTACTTCCCTTTCGCGCACCAGTCATTTAAGACAGGGATGGAAAATTCTCTCCCTGCCATCAAAGTCTCCCACAGAACACCTAATTCTTCACTGAACAACGCTTGTATGATCTTCCGCTGGACCCCACGTGGAAACCGGTCGGTCGCCGACGATAAATCGAAGGACCAAAACTTCCGGCCAGGCGAGGTAGATAGAGACCGAAGGTACTCTACCGTCTCAACCTGATCGAAAGTTCCGTCCAATCGAACATCGCCCCGACAAAGGCCCTTCAGGACTTTCAAAAGAAAGTCATGAAAGGGTTTCAGGGACACTTGGGACCAGTAGTCGATCATCGCAAATATCCGAACCTTCCCGGGCTCATATTTTAAAGAGAGGCGCCCGATTGGGCCCCCTTTATGGTCCGAACGCGGATCTCCGCCCCAATCTTGACGATTGGGATCTCCTCGAGAGGCTCCGACAGCCGCAGGCAGAAGCCAGCGGAAGTCGAGGTACTCCGAGTACTTGATAAAGGAAGACCACAAGGGACTACGGGACAGCGAAATCGCGTCCTTCTCCAGGTTATTAAGCTGGGTAGACCCTTGTACCGAATTTGGACCACTCTTTAAAATAGCTACGAAATTACCCTTGAAGTACTCCATGAACCCTCTTTCTCTTGCCTTCTCGAACTCCTTATCGAAAAGGTAAGGCAGTCTGCGATACAGGAGCTTCACAAACTGATCCTGGGCCCACGCTTCAAAACGGGTAACCACCACCTGAGACCCCATAAAGGGGTCTAAGATGGAGTCCAGACTAGCCGCCGCCTTCCAGTCTACGATCCTATACAAGGAGAATAGGCTGGTCCATAGACGGAGGATCGAATGATCCCCTCGCCTAATGGCCCGGCGGTGGATAGCAGGAATCACTCGCGGAAAGCCCGTGGCAGTAACAGACACTGCAACTCCTAACTCCCTACCATGCATCTTCCGACCTACCACTGCATTTTGCAGTAGGACTAGGCAAGCCTTCAGATACACTGCATAACCCGGATTTCCCTGATTACGCACCACCCTCACACTCCATCGAGCGAAATGGAGGATTCCTCCGGCGCTCGTATGCGAAATCTTCCCTATGATTAAGAAGGTAAATCTATTTAATCTACCAACTAACCACGACTCGGATTTTAGACCGAGTTGCCAAACGCGTGGTGACCATAACTCCTTCAAAAAAGGGTAGAACTGTTGTGATAATAATGTTTTTTTCATAATGGTTGTATCTAGAAGTTATGGAACCAGTAGTTTCTTCGGTTTCGCTTCACCATCTCTGGCTACGCGGCCGCAGGCACCCTGTCAAGGGACGTACTGGGAACGCTGAGGTTATCTTACCATACACTTTCATGCAGGGAAGGTACCTCGACCTTCTGAGTGAGAGGATGGGGGGTCTACGATAGACCCTGTTGAGCCCTAAGAAGGGCCCCACCTTGACT